CAAGGAACCTCCATTGTTATCTTCCATCTTCAAGACAACCTTTTCTCTACCCTCAATAGGGAGTCCATCAACGGCATTAGACCCCTCACTACCCTCAATGGTATTGCCAGTATCAACGAAGGTCACAGAACACCTTACAGAGTCCTGTAGAATGCTCTCAGTGTACAATAGATTAACAACACCTGTAGAAAGTTCCGCAATCTTTTCAGTGGATCCCTTTGCGAACACACTTACTTTTTTGATAGATGCTGGAGTAGCACTTCTTGAGTTTGACATTTAATATTACCTCGTATCTATATTTAACCTGGATATTGTGCGGCAAGCATTGGATTATAACCACCACTCATTGAATCACTAATCATAGTAGATGACTTTTCGCTTACAGGTGCTGATGGAGTGGCAACTGGAATTGGAACTGGAATATATTGAATGCCTCCCATTGATTCATAAGAAGCATAGTTTCTAAGAACACCAATCGCTCCATTGTAATCTGCTTTGTTCAGTGCTGCTAGGAAACCGGGGAAGTTATCTTCAAGTGCTTGTGTAGAGTCAGCATCAATAACAAACTCGGGTTTACCCTTGTTCATAAACATTCCCTTTCCAATCTTACCACCTTTATCCATTACATTTGGATTGAAAGTGTTTGATCTAATTTTGAAATTGAAGTGTCCAGGGTGTCCAGTGTATCCAGATGCCCACTTCCACCCATATCTCATATCATTCTGCTTCATCCATGCACTAGAAGTTCCATGAATGTCTAGACCTTCACCATACATGTGTGTTGAGTTTTTATGCCCTTCAACTGCATCATTTTTTGCTTTACTTCTACCACTACTTGCAACATCAGATCCTTTAACTCTACCACCAGAATCTTGTATCATTCTTGCAAATGCTTCTGCTCCTGGTTTGGATAGAACAACTGGTCTTCCCTGAGCATCCATTTGCCCTTTAACAGTCCAACCTTTTCCTGTTTCTGGGTGCTGAGCTTCAACAACGTCACCTGATGATCCAGATCCAATTGATGTTGTTCCCGTGAATCCTCCACTTCCAGTTCTTGTGCCACCAGAGCCTGGTTCTCCACCATCAAGGTTAGCAGGAGCAGGTGGAGTTCCGAAAGCTGTTCCACCTTTTCCAAATATAGATGGGAAGAACGATGCTGCAGCATGGGGAATTAATTCTGTAAGTTGTGCAAGAGGATTAAACAAGATACTCAGGTTTGGTAACTTCCCTATCTCTCCGTTTTTATCCTCATCAAGGAATGGGAATATTTTTGCAAGTGCTTTCCGTAAAGTAAAAGGACCGAATCCAATTTTTGGAACATCAACTTTGGGGAAGTCCTTAAAGAACCTACCGAATCCTTCTTTGAAGAATTTTACTATTGCCCCACCAACTTGAAGAGCAGTGGTGAGAGCTTGCTTTAACTTTCTTCCTGCTGCCTCAGTTCCACCACCCATCAACAATTCATAAAGAAGATCACCAACAAAGACGCCAACAGTCTCACCAATTAGTGTTCCTAAAACTGGAATAGGAATAAAGGATCCAAGTAATCCACCCAGAGCAGCACCAACACCTTTAAAGAGTGCTTGACCTATAGGTTCACCACCAAGTAAAGATGCAACAGCAACAATAATAGGACCCATAATTGGAATCCTACCAAACGTTTTACTAACAAGTTGTACTCCTTGCTTTCCAAAAAGTCTAAGTCCAAGTCTCTGACCTATTTTAGAAGGTCCTCCCTTCATCAGAGAACTTCCTTTGTTTGTGCCTGCCAGAGATCCCGTTTGTGGTTTGGAAACTATTCCTCCAGGTTTGTTAGAAAGACCACGCTTTAATGCTTTCTTTACATCAGCATTTGCTCTAACCGCTGCTTCCTTCGGTGTCTTCCCAGATTTAATTGCGTTTTCATAACTCTGCTCAAAAATTCCTCTGGCAGCATGTCCATGTTTTAATTGAATGCTTCTGGCATTACCTCTAGGTCCTGTTAAACTCTGTCCTGGTTTTCTTATTAGAGGTTTAGTTGGTTCGACTCCTGGTTTTCCAGATGGTTTTGCTCCAGGTTTGTCAGGTTTAAATGCCTGCTGTGCCATCGCAACGATGAGAGCAGCATTAATTAAGTTCTTAAGTCCCTCACCAAAAGCATCAAACTTTCTTAGTGCATCTTCTCCTTCTCTATCTTTAACCCAACCTCTAATTGAATCATACAAATCATATCCAGCCTTGACAAAAGAACCCAGTCCATCAACGAATCCAATGGTAAGATCTACAATTGTGTCTAAAGTTTTTCCTATTAAAGGAACAACAGGAAGTATCTTATCAGCATGTTCTACAAGTCTAACAAGAACAAATCCTGCTAGAGTATCAAAGATAAATTTTTTGATCCGATCTAAAAATGAAAGTCCTGGTAACTTTAATTTACTAGTTTCCTTCTCCTCTTTTGTCTTTGGTTTCTCTAATTTTTCCTCTCCTTTTTTTCTTGATTCTCTTTCTTGAATTCTTACCTTCTGTTGTTCTTCTTTTTTCTTAGTTACAAAAGAGTTTTTTAAGATCTTATCAACTTCAATGACCTTTACTTTCAAAACATAAAACTTATCTCTGTTTGGAGTGAGAGTGGAAGCACTAATCTTAGATGTTTGTGCCTTGACTATTGCTCCGCCTGGTGCTGATCCTGGTAAAAGTTTTTGTGCCATGTTTTACCCTCTCAGTATTCCCAAAGTTTCTGCCTTCATATCAGAAACATTAAGAGCAGCATCAAAGAATGGAATTCCAGTACCAGCAGAAGAAGCAGTAGCAGATTGTCTTGGAGTGTTTGATAAACTAGAGAGTGCTGCTAAAGCATCTTCAAAACTCACTGGAGGTCCTGATGGAGGAGATATTTCTGCTCTTGGAGATGCGGAACTAAACGAACCTGTAACTCCACTAGTCATTGATTCTGTTGGTGCAGATGCCACACTAGATTCGTCCTTTCCAGTAAACAATCCAAGAGGATCCCACCATGCTTTGCCAGAAGAGGCAGTAGCAACAGAACCCATAGTTATTTTGGGATCATATTTAATTGGTTGTCTTCTTGCTTGAGCGACAATAGCTCTTTCTGATGACGTTGCTTTGTCACTTGGACCAACCCAAGGAGATATACCACGCTCTTTCATAAGTTGCAGTGCCATCAAATCTTGTACACCAGGACTAAACTTAGCGTCATCTGGTATGCCCGCTCGTCTTGCTACACCAGGTAAGGTGTTTCCAATGAATTGATATCTACCAACAGCATGTAGTTTTCCTGCATTGATCCACTGCTGATTAGACATTTTTCTATCATCATATTGAAGTTTTTTAATTTCTCCAATAGTAAAATCTGTTAGAGATCTTCCTTTATGCTGAGGCATCTTGCGAATGTCACCAGAGAATCCTGCAACTCCTCTACCACCTTTCGTTCCGATTTGATTGACTGCATTATATCCTGCTGCTCCAGATTCATACTTAGCGAGAACACCTAATGCTTGCTTTTGAATATCAGTCATACCAACAGGACCACCACCACTGAACCCAGCAATGCCAGATGTAAATGAAGGTCTATTTGTGCCACCTCCCATCGCATTCATCGCTGCAAAAGTATTAGCACCATATCTACTAACAGCACCTCTACTCATAACAAACTCGCCTGGAGTAAGCATAGCAGGGACAGTATCTCTATTTCCAGAACCATATACTCTTCCACCTCCATTATATCCCATCGGTCCCATAGCACTAAATGCATCTCCAAATAAAGCCATAGGACCTTTATTTGATTTCTCAACTTCTGATTTTACTTGCGATGGTTCAACACCTCTTTCACCTGCTTCTCTCTTTATTTGTTTTTCATCCTCACCTTTCTTCCACATATAAGCACCCAGTGTTGCTGCGCCAGTAAGAACACCAGCAGTTACAAGTGGATTCTTTGCCGCTAAGGCAAGAAGTTTGACAGTTACCATTGCCATCTTCTTGGCAAAGAATATTGTTAAACCGACTAGTCCTCTAACAAATTTACCAAGTCCAGTTCCAAATAAGATGTATCCTGCCAAGAGAGCTGGCCAAGTATCTTTGAGGAATCTACCAATCGCTTGTACTTTCTTTTGATTTTCTTCATCACTGAACCAATTAACAAGTTTAACAAGGACTCTTCCTACAAGTGTTGTGAATAAGAACTTAAATATCTCATCAAAGATACTCTTTACTGGTTTAAGTGTTTTCTTGATTCCATCTCCAAGTTTTTTGAATGCACTCTTCTCTAACTTGTCTTCTCCTGCTGCTCTTCTAACTCTTTCTTTTTGTTTTCTCTCTTTCTCTGTCTTCTGCTTTTCAAATTTTTGCTCTGATCTTAGCGTCTCTAAGATAGAGTCAATACCTTTTAATATATCATCTAGATTTTCTTGAGTCTTTTCCGATACTGGAGACGCAATGAATGGTTGAACAGCACTACCTTTTGATTTTACAATCGCTCCACCTCCACCGCCGCCAGGAAGTGCTTTAGATGGACCTGACATAGCAGGTCCAGTTTTTTGTTGTAGAACCTTATTGACAAACTTCTCAAAATTTATCTTATCTCCTCTCTTCTTAAATGCCTCTTTCCTTTCAGCAGGTGTCAGATTTTGACCCGCAATGGTTCCACTAGCGGTGAGTTCATCAAGATACGCTGCGTATCTATTTCCGCCAAAGAACTTTGATGGTGAAAGCGATTTATCTGAAGGCATTTTGTTGCTTCTGCTTTAATTCCTCTTCCTCAATATGGTTTTGAAGTAAACCAACATAAATGTCTCGTTCCCAAGGCATCATGTTTTCAATCTCAGTTAATGAGTATTTATGGTACTGCATCAAGGCAAAATTAAGCTGGAAGTAATTCATTAGGTCCATATGGACCATTCCTAAGCGAAAAAACTTGCCAGTCCCTCCAATACGACTTCACTTTCAACTTTTGTTTTTGGATTCGTAACCTTCAGAGTATGAGAAAGTTTTGGCATTGTCTCAAAGAACTTTTCAATGTCTTTGAATTGAGATGAATTCATTGACTCAAGAAACTCAATGACTTCTTTCTTTGAAACATCAGATGTAGACCAAACTTCATCCTCAGTATAGATCTTATCAATACAAGATCCAATCAATTCAAATGATTGATCCATTGCACTCTTATCACTAAATTCAAAATTATTTTTAATGAACTGATCAAGAGATGGATACTTCATTTCCATCATCACAGAGTCATCAATTTTAATCTTGTTTGTGTGATCTTCGTTCTTCTGAACCTTAATATCATCCAGATTTACAATGACAGCAGTGGTTGTTTCCTCATCATCAGGACAGGTGATATTAACTTCAATCTCTTCACCGACAGATTTGCCGCGAATGTTAAGGAACAGATATTCAATATCAAAAGTAGGGAGGTTCTCTACTTTGATTCCTCTGGTTAAAATGCAGTTCTTAATAACCGACTTAATCGCTGTTGTGATCTGCTTTGTGTCCTCACTTTCCAAAGCAATCACTAAAAGTTTTTCTTCTTTTACAAGGAAAGGTCTGTATTTAATTGTTTCTCCTGTAGATGGCAACTCAAGTTCATAAGTTGGCGTAGCAATCTTTGGTAAAGGCATAATGTCCTATAAGATATTTCAGTGTGATTATTTATCTGTCAAATCTGGGATCAAACGTTCCTCTAGCATTAATGTCTCTTTCTCTTGGAGTTCTTCTTCTAAGAGCATTTGCAGAATTATTGGCAGCTTGTTGTGGAATGCCAGCAGTTGTTTCTGTTCTTGGTCTTCCTGCATTTGAATCTGGGTTTTCGCCAACCAAATTATTAATGACATACCTTACATATGACATTGATACTGTGCACTTTAACAATGAAGATGACTCATATGATACAGGCATTGATGAAATAGCAAGAGGAAAAGTTCTTATGAACTCATACTCCAGTGATTGCTTATAATCTCTCTCAAACTTTCTAACAATTAATCCTTGTTGAGCAATGTACTCATCAGGATATTTTGAACGATAAAAATAATTTGATGATTTTCTATCCAAAGCACCAAACTCTGGAGAGTTTTCATTTACAATATATCCTATCCAAGTTTCAAAAAATCTGATTGGCAAATAATTTTATGCATCAACATAGAATGTCAGATCAATTCTATCATCAAACATTCTTCTGTATGCGTGTTTCTCAGTAACTCCTGTTCTATCACTCGTGAGTTCCAGTGTTGTCAGTTGAGATCCTGGAAGTGATACTTCAGAACAAGATAGGTTTAGCTTTTCTTGTTGTCCCCCAAGAACACTACTGAGAATAGCTGCGTCCTGTGGGATAGGAATCTCAACCTCAAAGTGTGACGTAAGAGCAGGTCTTAATAAATTAGATTTAATATTTGAAACTGATCTTGGGGTAGGCATTTATAAATAATTTTTACCTTATATATTATGTATGGCAGAAAGTATCAAGAGTAAATACAAACCCTCCTTTCCCAAAAAATATAGTGGTGATCCAAACAATATTATATGTCGTAGCAGTTGGGAACGCAAGTTTTGCCATTGGTGTGACCTGAATGAAAACATTATTCAATGGGGTAGTGAAGAGTTTCACATTCCATACATCTCACCAGTTGATAGAAGAGTTCATAAGTATTATCCTGATTTCATTATCAAAGTAAAAGAAAGCACAGGTCAAGTTAAGACCTATGTCATTGAAGTAAAACCAAAGAAACAAACACGCCCACCAAAGAGACCAAAGAGACAAACTAAGTCATACATTTATGAGTGTACAACTTGGGAAGTCAACAAAGCAAAGTGGAAAGCTGCTCAAGAGTTTTGTGCTGATAGAAGAATTGAATTTAAGATCATCACAGAAGACGAGTTAGGTATCAAATGAACCGCATAGAACCCATAATCGATGATATAAATGCAACTTCTGATACTGAAGAACAGATGTTAATGATTATGGAAGCACTTAATAATACTGTAACACCAATTCCTGAGGTGGGACAATTGTGTACCTTTGTTTATAATGCAAAAAGTTATGGTGTTACATACGATCAACATCCATTAGTTGCCGTGACTGAATTATTCCGCTGGGGATTTCGTGGACTTAACTTTCATTGGAGAGATTATAGACAATACACTTGGGAAGAACTTGCGGGTCAGGTTTACATTGTAGAACCAGAAGAACTTGATGATCTCATCTCAATTCAGTATGGAAAATTCATACTAAATAAATAAAAACCTTTGTCTAATGTCAGCAGGACAAGTAGAAACAAGTAAAATTTCACCAATAAAACTTTACACTGGCAACTCACAGCAGCGACGCGCAGCTAAAGGTCCCTCTGTAACGACATACTATGCCACAAGAGTGACAGAAGTTAAAGATGCTAATGGAAATAAGGCATTCAAAAAAGAAGTTATAAAATATGATAATGCGAAGGGAGAAAATGCAAGAGTCATAGCAACACAAAATCCAGGAGAAACAAAACTCACACCAAATAGTAATGCTACTGCGACAGATAGATCTTCATTACAAGCAGGTGGATCTATCTATAAGGCAACTCAAAATCAACAAGACACATTACGATCAAAATTTGGCACTACTGCAGATGATAAATCAAAGTTTGATGAATCAAATGGAAAAACAAATCAAGCTATATCAGATGCAGATAATGAAACTGGAGACCTTTCATTCCCATCTGCTGCCGTAGGTGGACAATTTAAAAGTGAGGGAAATACAAGATATAAGTTCCCAGATCTCTTAAAATATCCAGATGATCTTGCTGATACAAATCAAGACGTGATTAAGTTTCAGATGCTCAGATATAAACCCAAAAAATTTAATACTAAATCTTTTGGTTTACAAGATCCAAATAGAGAATCTGTTACTGAAGATCAGATAATTGGTAATGTTATACTACCAATTGTTGGTGGAATAAGAGATACAAATACAGTTCAATTTGGATCTGAGAATATGGATCCAGTTAAAGCAGAGTTAGCGTTACTTTCTTATTCAACCATTGCTCAAGGTGGAGAAGGATTAACTGGTGGTGTTAGCAATCTCGTTAAAAAAATTACTGGTAATTCAGAGGATGTGAAAGGTGCTATTGCAGCTGGATTTGCTGGAGCAGCATCTGGAACTGGAGCACAATTATTAACCAGAGCAACTGGTGCTATCTTAAATCCAAACACAGAACTTTTATTCAAAGGTCCTGGTCTTAGACAATTTA